TGGAGGGGTAATGCCCTTTTACCCCTCCAGTCTTTAGAAAGGAGATCAAATGTCTTACACAACAGTTGCAGAGTTACGCACCGCACTTGGCGTTGGCACACTCTACGCAGACTCGACCCTTCAGTCTGTCTGTGATGCTGCGGACAATGTGTTGATCCCTTTTCTATGGGCTAATACGACTCCAATAATTGGGCATAGCAATAGCACCAATACCGGCACTTCTTACTTCAATGACTATGTCGATGATGTGTTCTATGTAGGCCAGACTGTAACAATTACAGGCTGCGGATCTAAGCACAACGGCAACAAGACAATTACAGGCGTTGGCGAAAAGGAAATCACTTACGCGATTACTGGCAACAATAATACCGCTGCGCCATTCCACCCTGTGAACCCTTACGGCACAGTAGCGGCGGACACCTATGTTGATTACTCACTAATTCCTGCTATTCAAGAAGCAAGCCTAATGATCGCCATTGACATCTGGCAGAGCCGCCAAGCGCCTTCAAGCGGTGGCGTTACAGTTGACGGCTACGCTCCAAGCCCTTACCGCATGGGTAACACTTTGCTTGCTCGCGTTCGCGGCTTACTTGCTCCATATCTCGATCCGCGCAGCATGGTTGGCTAACCATGACTGCCGCCATATCAACCCTTCGCGCAACTATCGCAGCAGCCTTAGTTGATAACGCGCTATGGTCTGTCTTTTCATTTCCGCCCAGCGCACCGCAACCAAACAGCATAGTTGTGAGTCCTAGTGACCCCTATGTTACGCCCAACAACAACAGCCGCAATACGATTGCGCCTACTGCTAATTTTAATCTGAATGTGTTCGTACCGTTGCTCGATAACGAGGGCAACCTAAATGGTATTGAGGAAATGCTGGTAGCCATGTTTAACAAGTTATCCGCTTCCTCTATCGTCTATAATGTGGGAGATGTGAGCGCACCTAGCGTTCTCAATGCTGCATCAGGCGATCTTTTAACCTGCTCAATGCAGGTGTCAGTCCTAACGAGTTGGAGTTAATATGTCCGAGTGGGAAAAAGAAAACGCAGCCTTCCTGAAAAAGATCGGGCAGGTAGCACCAGCACCAGCAACTAAACCAGCACCTAAGAAAGATGAGGAATAAACCAAATGGCAGTATTTCTAAACAATGGAGTGGTTCTTACTGTTAATTCGGTTGACCTCTCAGACCATGTAACAAGCATCACGATCAACCGCACCTTCGATGAACTCGAAGTAACTGCTATGGGTGACTCAGGTCACAAGTTCGTTAAAGGCTTGGAAGCATCATCAGTAACTATCGACTTCCTAAATGACACAGCAACCGGCGAAGTTCTCCAGACTTTACAGGCTGCTTACGGTACATCTGTGACAGTTACAGCAAAGCAGACTTCAGCAGCAGTCTCAGCGACTAACCCACTTTACACAATGTCATGCCTAGTCAATAACCTAACCGATATTAACGGCGCAGTTGGCGATCTCGGCACACAGTCAGTAACTTGGACAGTCAACGGCACAGTAGCAGTCACAACAGCGTAATAAACTAACTAAGGGGCAAAGCATGGCAAAACTAAAGGTAACAAGGGCAGACGGAAGCGTTAACGAGTACCAGATCACTCCGGCGATCGAGTACGCCTTCGAGCAATTCAAAGGCAAGGGCTTCCATAAAGCCTTTAGAGATGATGAAAAGCAGAGCGATGTTTATTGGCTTTGCTGGGAAGCAATTCGTAGGTCGGGTGAAACCGTAAAACCCTTCGGAGAGTCATTCCTTGAGACATTGACGCGAGTTGAGGTCTTAGACGATGACCCTTTGGAGTAACGCGAGAGTCCTTCACCTATCTCGTAGCGAGACTATCGCTTGAGACTGGACTCTCGCCACAGACTTTAATTGAACTAGATCACACAATGTTTAGGACTTTACTTCAAGCCCTAACAGATAGAGCGAAGGAGCAAGGTGATGCCAACAGAACTAAAAGGCGCTAAGAACCTTCGCAAAGCCCTCAGAAAGTTTGAGCCTGATCTAGCCAAAGGCACTACTAAGCAAATGGCAGCAGCCTTAAAGCCGCTTACAAATAAAGCGCGAGGTTACATGCCCTCTAATAGTGACATGCTATCTGGGTGGACTTCTGCTACATCGTCAGCCGATACCGTCAAGTATCGTGTCTTTCCTAAGTACGATCAGACAGAAGCCAAGCGCGGAGTTAAATACTCCACCAGTCCTTCCAAGCCTAACAAGCGAGGCTTCGTGTCTTTGGCTCGTATCGTTAACACCTCAGCAGGTGGAGCGATCTATGAGACAGCAGGTCGCAAGAACCCTAGCGGTCAACCAACCTTCCAGCGCACTAAGTTCACGCCTGCTTCTTACCGCGAGGACGGCCGAGGCTATAACAAGTCTCTAAACCCTAATGCTGGTAAGCAGTTCTTAGATCGAGCAAACGCAAATGGTCAACTCGTTAACGCTCGACCACGCCAACAAGGTCAGGTAGGCCGCGCAACACGCAAAATGACTGGCCGCGTGATCTTTAGAGCCTTCGCCGAGGATCAAGGCAAGGTCACATCTGCCGTAGCCAAAGCGATCACTAATTCTGCTATTGAGTTCGAAGCAAAGACAAAGGTTAAATAATGGCCGATCTAAAGATAGATATTTTAACCGAGTTCACAGGTAACAAGGCTTTTCGCCAAGCCGAGTCAGCAACTGACAAATTAGTCAAAAGCACCAAGAGATTAGCCGGTGCGCTCGGTCTTGCTTTTAGCACCCAAGCAGTAGTTAACTTTGGTCGCGCAGCAATTAAAGCATCGTTGGATCAACAGGCTGAGCAGAACAGATTAAATCAACTTCTCAAGGTTGGCGTTGGGGCTACTGCCAGCGAGATCGCTTTACTTAATGAACAAACTAAGGCGTTAGAAAAGATCGGCGTTGTAACCGGCGGAAACATAACCCAAACGCAGTCTCAGTTAGCAACCTTTAACCTGCAAGTTAGCACAATTAAAACCTTAACCCCTGCGATCCTTGATTATGTCACAGCAGAAAAGGGCGCTACTGCAAGTACCCAAGACTTCAAGTCTATGACTAACGGTCTAGCCCAAGCCCTTAACGGCAACTTTGGTTCTTTGACTCGCGTGGGCTTTGTCCTAGATGAGAATACTAAGAAGCAAATTAAGAACGGCACAGAGACCGAAAGAGCGAAGGCTTTAGTAGCAGTCCTAAACTCTACTTACAAAGATTTTAATAAGAACCTACGCGATACCGATGCAGGTCAAATGCAGGTTCTTGCCAACGCTGCGCAAGAAGCGACAACGATAATTGGCACAGGTCTATTAGACGCGCTTAAAAATGTTGGAGACTTAAACTCAGTTGATAACCTTGCGCAGGAAATGCAAGATTTGGCACTATACACCGCAGATGCTATCCGCGGTCTTGGAGTTCTAACTGCTAAACTTCAAAGTATTCCTGTTATTGGTGACTTTGGATTTAAAGAGTTTATTGGTGCTATTCCGCTTATTGGTGGTTATTTCAATATAGCGGCAGAACTAGGAAAGACTGCACGCTTATCCAAGGATATGTTCAACTTCGCTTCAGGCGGCGGAGCAGGCGCTTACAGCCCAGATAGAGCCAGCGAAGCGGCAAGACAGAAAAAATTAAAAGACGATGAAATAAAGCGCGCAAAGGCTTTAGCCAAGATAGAAAATGATAAGTTAAAGAAGGCTAAAGAAAAGGCCGCGCTAGACAAAGCAAACACTTTGTTTGATGCACAGCAAACACAGATCATCGCTGCACTCAAGGGCGATATCACTAATGAGGAACGCAAGCGCTTAGAACTTCAGTTGGCGATCCTCACCGGCAACACTTCAGAGGCATCTAAACTCGCTGGAGAACTTGCCAAGTCTCAAGGGCTATCACAGCAACTAGCGGCCTACCTAGCAAGCCTGCCAGATGCTAAGAACCCTTTTACAGCGTGGAAATCTTATCTCGACATGATCGAGGCACAAGTACGCCGCATCTCAACAGCAAGCCCAGCGCCTGTTACTTCTATGGCTTCAGGTTATGGCGTAACTGGCACTCAATACTCACTGCCAAATGCTTCAACACAGACCAGCGCAGCAGGGGTTGACTTCACAGTTAATGTCAACGCTGGTTCGATAATTGCCCAAGAAAGTCTGCAAGATGTTCTCCGAGATACTTTGCTTGATGCTTCACTATCTGCCAAGTTCTCTGCCATATTCCGTCAGGGCGGTTCATTCGGCCCATGACACTTCCTGCCCAGATAGCGGTCTCGTTCGACTTTACAAGCGGCGCTACCTTTGGCTACCCATTTACTATTGGTGATGTTAAGTATGGAGTCTTAGGCACTGGCACACTTGCCTCTAGCACTACTCCAGAGCCTACGGTTGATCTAACACCAAATGTTAGACAGATCAGTATTAAGCGCGGTCGCAATATCATGCGCGATACTTATGAGGCTGGGTCTGCAACGATCCGAGTCCTAGATCCAGACTCATACTTCAACCCACAAAATACTGCTAGCCCTTACTTTGGCTTCTTAACACCGCTACGCAAACTGCGTGTTTCAGCAACCGTAGGTGGCGTTGGTTACTTCTTATTCTCAGGCTATACAACAGACTACAAGTACACCTATCCTCAAGGCCAAGAGACTGGCTATGTGGACATAATCTGTTCCGATGCCTTCCGCCTTATGCAGCAGGCTGGAATTACAACTGTGGCATCTGCTACGGCTGGGCAAGATACCGGCACACGCATTGGCAAGATCCTAGATCAAGTCCAATGGCCTACTTCAATGCGCACGATCGACACAGGCAACACAACTTGTATTGCTGATCCTGCGACATCTCGAACAGCCCTTGATGCCCTCAAGAACGCAGAGTTCTCTGAACAAGGCGCGTTCTATATCGACACAGAGGGAACAGCAGTATTCCTAAACCGCACCAATGTAATCAAGAAGTACGGTGAGACCCCGATCGAGTTCAACCAGACAACTGGTATTCCTTACACAAACCTAACCTTCGCCTTCGATGATAAGTTAATTATCAACTCCGCCGGCATGACTCGCTACGGCGGAACTCAGCAGGTATCCGAGGACTCAGCCTCTATTGCTAAGTACTTCCCTCATCAGATCAACGAGAATAACTTGGTTCTACAGACTGATGCAGATGCCCTTAATGTGGCCAAGATATATGTAGCAACTCGCAAAGAGACCACGATCCGCATAGATGCCATGACGGTGGATCTACTTGACCCAGATGTTCCTACTGCCACGATGCTTGGTCTGGATTACTTCTCAAACTTAAAGATTACAAATGTTCAACCAGACGGCTCGACTATCGTTAAGACTTTGCAAGCGCAAGGACTCTCATGGAACATAACGCCAAATGCCATGAGCGTAACTGTGACAACTCTCGAACCGATCGTTGAAGGGTTCATCATCGGATCGGCAATATCAGGTATAATCGGCACTAACATAATGGCGTATTAGGAGATATAAATGGCAACAGGCTTTCCAGCAAGCACAGGCGATGTCCTAAGCGCGGCTATGTATAACGGACTCGTAGGCTTTACGCTCAACGATCAGACCGGCACGACCTACACCCCAGTATTGACCGATCAGTATCAGGTTCTAGTAACCCGATCCAATGCCGGTGCTTCAACCATGACGATCCCTACAAACGCAAGCGTAGCCTTCCCAGTAGGAACTGTAATCACAGTACTAAACAAAGGCGCAGGAGCGGTAACGATCTCAGGCGCAGGCGGCGTAACCGTTCTATCTGCTGGAGCAACAGCGGCAAGCCCAGTCCTAAACCAATACAAGTCATGCGCACTAATCCAGACCTCAGCAAATAACTGGTATGTCGTGGGGGCTATTGCCTAATGCTTAACAATACGGTCGCTCTGCTAGGGGGCGGTGAGCCGCCTGCTGTGGGCGATTATGAGTCTATTGCGACTTTTACAAACTCATCAAGCCAAGCCACTATTACCTTTAGCAGCATACCTAGCACCTATAGCCACTTACAGTTGCGCATTCTGTCTAGAAGCGACAGAGCAGCAAGCCTAGACGGTCTCCGTATGCAGATTAACGGCGATACTAATAGCAGCAATTATGTAAATTACCATGTGCTTTACGGTGACGGTTCATCGGCCGCAGCCGCAGCAGTAGCCTCAGGAGTAACCCCTTACAATTCGATCGGCACAATGTCGGCTGCATCTGCCACTTCTGGCATGTTTGGTGCAGCGGTTGTAGATATTCTTGATTATAAAAACACTAACAAATATAAAACCACACGCGCTTTATACGGCACAGACCAAAATGGAAGTGGTCAAGTGGGTCTAGTTTCTAGTTTGTGGATGAGTACTAGCGCAATTAACCAGATAGTAATTAG